ACGTTGTGGGTGTTGGATAAAGCAATATTTTTTCATAAAATGTTCTGGTGATGTTGCACATTTTATGTATTCTTGGGCTATAATTTTTTTTACTTCTTCATTCATAACAGTGGGAGAAAGTTTATAACACAAGGAATATACCAAGTGTTATAAACTATATTTTAAAATTATTGTAATATTAATGCATCGGGTTGTTTTGAATATATTTTCCTTCTATTATTATTAATTTACGCCATTTTTCATCAGTAAATGTTATTTCATCTTCTTCTAATGATTTTCTTGCAGCTTGAATAGATGGTGCGGATATAGATGTCTGAGAATAAAAATCATTTCCATTAGGTATTATTATATAATGTTTAGAAGGTTTATTAATAGTAATTTCATCTATATCTTCTTCTTTTAAATTAACATCTATACCTTGACTAGTATATTTTTTAATATCTGAAGTGTTAGTAGTGGCTTTAGGTAGATTAATAGATCCATTTAATTCAGTCACTATTGTTTCCTTAATGTAATTTTTTAATTCGGATTTTTTCATGTGTTTTGTGTATAAATATTATGGAAATAATGTTTCCTTAATAGTTTCAATTCGTTGTTCAACTGTACCCTTAATTTCAATTAATTTAGTAGGTGGCCATCTTTTAAGCATTTCTTTAATAGTGTAATCTATTTTATCACGATATTCACTATTTGTTTCACGAACACCATTATCTTCTATTTCTACACCTTCAGGAGAAACATAAATAATATAATCATATTCTTTAGCTAAATACATTATTGTATTAGTAAAATGTATTTTTTCATCCCAACTAATTGATTTAGCACTTAAAGTAAAAGCACATACATCATATATTGTTCTGTCAGTTATAATATTGGGTTTCATTAATTCTAATGAACGCTCAGCAGCAAATATAATTTGACCTTTTAATGTAGAGTCAGTGTTTAAAGCGATACCTTGATCACGCAGATATTTACTACGTTCAGTAGCAAATTCATAATCTTTAAATTGTTCTAATTTAATTAGTTCATTTACTAAAGTAGTTTTACCTACACTTATTGTACCGCATAATCCAATTCTCATAATATAAATGTATGTTATGGTTTTTAAGAAGCCAAACTTTCAACATAAATTAAAAAATCTTCTATTATTTCTTGATTTTCAGGTGTTGTTTTAGATATTATTTCTTTTAATATTGAATTAATATCTTGTGTGGATTCTAGTAAAAGATTTTTAATAGGTGATAATATATTTTCAGCTAAAGTTAATTCTGATTTATCACCGTAATCATCGATATCATTAAGATATAATGTTATATATTCGTTTAGTTTATTTTGAGATATATTCATTTATTAATGTTTTAATATATTTAAATATTTCAGTAAGTTTATTTATTTGACTATTTAACCATTTAAGTCTTTCACCCATTCGTTTACCACCCATTGGGTTTTCAATATTTTCTTTAGGAATATAATTAACTAATGGTTTCATATATTCAGATCCTGTTAAAAAAACAAATTCATCTTTGTTTAAATTAATATGATGTGATTTCATTTGGTTGATTACTTCTTCACCCCACTTTTCTTTTTCATCAGCTGGCATTTCTTTTAATGTTTTATCATATGGTTCTAATTCTTTAGTCATTGGTACTAAATGATGTTTAGCAGATAATATAAACATTTTATCGGGTTTAAGAGATTTGCCGTACTCTAATGTTTTTTGAAACATTGGAGATGCGGCATATAACTCTTGGGCTGGGGCTTTGTGGTCTAGTTTAGATTTAGTGCAACTAAGTAATACTATTTTGGACATTAATATAGTTTATTATAAATATTATATAATTACTATTTCTTTAATTATGTCCTTTTTAATTAAATAGTTTAAATGAATTCTAAAACAATCCATATATTGTGGTGTAAATTTTGGATTTTTATTTATTAATTTTGGTATAAATGAATCTGTTGATGGTAATGGATATCTACCTACCCAAGGTGCTACTATTTCTTTAATTAATTTTTTACGAATAAAATCATAATTTTTATTATTATTTACTGTTCGTAATATTGGGAATAGATTGAGTAGATATATTAGATATGGTTTAGATTCTTCTAAGCTACAATTAGCTATTATTTCTTTAGCTATTTCAATATTTCCTTTATCTGTACTAGTTAACATATTAAGTATATTTTGAAACATATCTGTATCTACAACTAAATCTTTATTTATTTCTTCATTTATGTTGTGATCAAATATAATTTCAAGATTGTATTTTTCAATTGTTTCTTTTAATTTACAAAACGCTTCATAATTATCTTGAACTTTTTTATATCCATGACCATGTATTAATTCTCTTCCATGCATATATGGAAAATCTAATAATTTTAAAAAATTAGGATCGGTTTTAGCCCATTCTTTAATTTGTTCTTCTCTAACTAAAAAAGCATCGATTTTTTTATTATGTGTATGTTCTTGAAAATTATTAGAAATTATATATTTTTTGAATTTTGATTTTATATAATCTACATTTATCAGATAATAGTTATGTTGTTTTCCATTAAAATAAGATTCTTTAATAAAATTATCATCAATTATTATTGCATTTAATTTAGAATATACGCGAGTTAAATTTACATTTAATTTATTTTCTTCAATATAATTTTTTAATTTATATGAAGGTAAATTAGCCATTTTTGTTAAATAAACAGATGTATTATTTTTAAGTTTATTATTTTTAAATTTTTCATATAATTCTAAATATTGAGTTTCATAATCAGAAGGTACTATATTAACAGGGCCATTCCAATAATTGACTGATAAAGATGGTTTGCTATGGTTATTAAAAGATAAACCACAATATATTTTATTATCCATAATTTTATTTACTTAAAAATTTAATAAGTGTTTTGTTTAATGTTAATGTTTTGAATTGGTTTGGATTACCATTATAAATTGATTTTACAATATTGTACTTTAGGTCAACTGCAAATAATTCTTCATTCATTAAAAAAGCTAATCGGTCAATAAATGATTTTTCAATTTTATTTTCCTTGCTATAAAATAAACTATAATTAATAATACGAGTTGATATAATCGACGCTAAATCGGCTCTATAACTTTTATCTTTACCAATAATGCCTTTTAATGTATTAATAATATATTCTTCACTTTCATGTGTTAGTATTGTTTCGGGAGATATAATTTTATCCAACCTGTTATTAATAAACATTGTGAATAATGTTGTAAATTCACCACCAACACTACCTTCACCAATCATTTGTATTAAAGGTAAAGTATTATCAAATGATTCTAATGATGATATTGAATTAAAGAATGTAGTGATACTTCTTGAATTAATTTTATTAGTAACTAATTCTGGGTGTTTTAAAAGAAAATTAATGCATCGATTATCTATTTGATTATTTTCAGCCCATTCTCCCCAACATTTAATATCAAACTTTAAATCAACTGATATAAATCGTGTTTTTTGGGCATTATCTATACTATTTACTAAATATTCACCATTATCTGGGTTACTTGTAAGTATAATATGCCAATCTTTAGGTAGTTTCCAACTAATATATTGTTGGCGGTCAATTAGTTCCATAACAGCTTGTATAAATCTAATATCTGCGCGATTCCAATCATCTAATAATAATATACCCCCAGAACTTTTACCGCTTATCCATTCAGGTGGGCAATAGCTCATTCTATTTTTACCGGTAAATTTATAACCCATTTTGGTATATTCTTCAATCGCATGTTCATCTATCCATAAACAATCATCATCTTTTAAACATAATTCAAATTGACGAATTGGAAAACCAACTAAATCACCTAATTCCTCAATTTGTGCGAGATTTAATTTAACAAAATGTAAATCTAATTCTTCGGCTAATTGAACAATAGTTGATGTTTTACCAATACCTGATTCACCCACCACCTCTACAGATACTGGTGGTTTGTTTTGGTTTTGTAAGTAACGATTGTTGTTAATGATGTGTTTTAGAAACGTTTTAGTTTCATTTACGTTTAAAGATACTTGTTTTGTTTTTGACATAACTTTTATTTTGTTTCTTAAAGATAATATTGATTTTAATGAAAGCCAAACAAAATGTTAATCTTGTATTTTAATTGTATAGCCCCAACTTTTTTTAGTTTCATCCACATCAGCTCCATTACGACTAAGTACTATCATTGTTGGTTTAAAAGAATTAACTGTTCTTTCACCTATATAACCATCCGTTAATATAATTAAATTACTATATTGTTTGTGTTTATTAAAATATTCTATGATAGGATTCATATCTGTACCACCTCTACCCTTAACAAATTCTGGTGGTTTTCCTTTATATTCCCAAACTTTATGAATTACAGCATCACATTCTGCTACATCAATATTAATACCTGTTTTATGCATATGGTATATTTCACTAAAAAATTCTATTATGTCTGTGTCTGAAACAGATCCTGAAGTGTCAACTCCTACTAGTGTGTATTTTTTAGGTTTAATTTTTAAAGCGGGATTTTCTTCAAAACGTTTATTTAATTTACGTCTTGTTTTTTTAGTATATATTTTAGAAGACATACTAAAAAATCTCCTAAAATATGATTTCCAATCATAAGATGGTGGGTTAATTTCAAATAAATTATCAATATAAGATTTTAATTCAGAAGGTATAAATCCTCTATTTTTACTCCCATTATTTTCTATTATAGTTTTAATTTGATGATCAATTTGTGATTTAATTAATTTTTTATCGGCTTCAGATAATGAATCAAATTCTTTCCAAGTTGGATGAAGTCCATCACCATTTATTATCCCATTTATTTCAAATTTTTCCAACATATTATTTAATGTTGGGCTAGTATTTTGTTGTTTTGCTTGTTGTAACAATTCATAATATACTTTAGTACCTGCTTTTAAAGGTAAATTTAATTCAGGAAATGTACTAGGTAATAAAATATCATCAGTTGGGTAATATTCTGGTTCTATATATTGGTTTATTTCAATATCAGCTGCTATATTATGTAATTCATGATCTAAATAATTGTCTCGTTCTGCTAGATGATGAAAACATATATGAAGTAATTCATGTTTTAATAATCCTATTTTATTTTTATCTCCGGTTAAATTATTCCAAAATTCCTCATTAATTGCTAGTTGATAATTAATGTTTTGTTTACAAACCCCAGCTGTAGGAATATCTTTTCTAATTACTTTGTTTAAAGTAGATAAAAAAATACCGTAAAAAGGTTCTCTAATCATGAGTTGTTTACCTATACGGCTTAAATCATCATATGTGTTTATCATAACTTAATTTTGCGTAAAAATAATAAAAAAGCTTGGCAATGCCAAGCTTAAATTTATTAATGTGAATATATGTTTTAAACTCTATTTCCTGAAGCTTTTCCAGCTGCTGTTTTATAAAATGGTTGACCATTTACATCTTTTTTCTTAGCTTCCCATTCTGTTTTAGAATGTTTTACTCCAAAAAGATAATACTCTGCTTTTCTATTATTACCTTGAGGTATAAAAGCTGGGCCATCCCAATTATGCAATTTACCATTCCAATAAAACGCTATTGTACCGTCGGCCTGTTTAAGGCGTTTTGTTTCTAATGATTGTTTTGACATATTTTTAATTAATTTTTATATTTCCATTTAAAGCCATATGCTGTTTTTTGACGGCCCAATATACAATCTTTTATTTGAGATGTTATATTACTTGTTTTTCCTGTTTGTTTTTTAATCCACTCGGCAGCTTGTCCTTTACTTTCCCACTCTTTAATTAAATTATCTTCTAAATCAAACATTAACACTAATTTAGCTTGTTTACGTTTAGATATACCCATGTTTTGTTTATGTTTAGCTGAAAATGGACGTGGTATATTTTTGTTATTTTGGCTAATACGTTTTTTAACTTCTTTAGTATAATATTTTGTATGGTTGTTTTTTTTAAGAGTGATACTTATTTTATTTCCTGTTCCTTCCTTGCGTGGTTTTCGCATTGTTTGTTTTTGCTCTTCAGTATATTTTTCAGGACCACCTCCACCTTTATTTTTATTTAATAAATTAAATCCCCACTGTTTAAATTGTTCAATCCAATATGATTCCCAATACTTCCAATCTTCAACTTCATCTACTATAATCATTTCGATATTATTTCCATATGTTTGGTAGTGTTTATGTTTTCGACGAATAGGATGTTTTGTTTTACCTACATAAAAAGGAGTGTAATCTTTTTCAAGAATGTAAATATATGTCATGATAATAAATATATTAACTTCCCATCAGACCACACTCCTATTAAAATTATTTTACTAAATTACGTACACTGTATACTCCTTGGGCAGCACTAACAGCTATACCTCTAGAAGATAAACTATCCCCAACAAAATGTATATTAGGATAGTCCACTAATGATAAATTATCATAATTTACTAATACTTCTTCACTAAGGAATTTTACTTCAGGTATATAAAGCGAATAATCATTATTAAAATTAAATACTTTATTTAAATCCTCAATATAACTAATAATGTATTCAGCATATTCACCATATATTTCTTTAAATAAATCTAAATTTCCTACACTAAAAACATTCATTTCTTTACCTTCTGCAGTTAATGATGGTTTTCGAGTAAAATTAGGTGAATAATGAATTCCTTTTCCATCAATTTGACATTTAGCCACTATATCTTTTTGGAACTGGAATGGATTATTTATTCCTTTTATTTCCATAATAATACCAAAATTAGTCATGTTATTGATCATGTCTTCTTGTTTATAAGAATGACCATT